ATGAATGATAAATACTATGAACAGGCAGTGGCCTGTGTGCAAGACCGTGTTCTCCCTGCACAAATGGAACTCTATCGGTCCTGCAACGGTGATATGGACAGAATTTACGGCGAGGCTATGAATGGAAACGGATACTTCGGAATAGTGATAGTGCCCGGCCGTGTATACGAGCTAGGCTATGAAAAATGCACCTGTCCAAAAGTTCTGTCCGGACAAATCACAGATCCGGATCACTGTAATTGCAGCAGGCAGAGCATTCTATATATCCTCAGCCATCTGGAGCCAGACAGTGAATTTGAAGTGGATATCCTGGAAACCATCTTGAATGGAGCGGAGCATTGCCGCTTCAGAATTATGAAAAAATAGTATAAGAAATAATACCAGTTTCAATTTCCTTACTTTGGACTGACAACTTCCTGTTTCTCTCACTAAATTACATTTTAATCCTTGCAAACCCTGATGAATCCTGATATTATATTTATGAATCCAGTGCTGATGCACTCGCACAAATATTTTAATAAAGGAGCGTTCATCATGAACAAAAAAGAACTCGTAGCAGCAGTTGCCGCAAAAACCGAAATGACCCAGGCCAGCGTAGAAAAAGCTCTGAAGGCCCTCGTTGAAGTGACCATTGCAGAAGTTGCCAAAAAAGGCAAAGTGCAGTTGATCGGTTTTGGTACCTTCGAAGCCCGTGAACGCGCTGCACGTACTGGCAAGAATCCGCAGACTGGAAAACCTATCAAAATCGCAGCCGCTACCGTTCCCGCCTTTAAAGCAGGCAAGTTCTTTAAAGATGCTGTCAATGTAAAACCCAAAAAGAAAGCCGCTAAAAAAGCGAAAAAATAATAGTTGATGCTACGCCCATCGCAGAAATGCGGTGGGCGTTTTTGTTGTTGTCGAGGTTGTGTTGCTCACACAACGGAACACAGGGAATGGCTATTTTTGCGGAAGTTGTGACGGTATCAGACGATGGGACACAGGAATTGGCTTCTTTCTGGGACATTGTGACGGTGTCACACATTATCACATTATGATATGCAGAACCAGGCGATTTCAGGGGAATTTATCGACTCTGCTGGTAGATGATATGAGGATTACTGGGCAGATTTTTGGTAACCAGTACTATATCCACACAATGATATACTGGTTTTGACTGAATTCCGGGTAGTTGTAACAATGTCACACAATGATTTGCAAAATAAGGCAGTTTTTGGGAAAAACGGACCTTGTCAGACGATGACACACAATTATTAAGGTGGATAATCTGCGGTAGAGCAGCCAAAACCGGACTAAGCGGGAAATTTGTGGCTAAGACGCAAAAAATCAAACTAAGATGAGATTTCGTAACTAGGCAGGCAAAATCGGTACTAAGATGGCTATTGGCTACTAAGTAACCAAAATCTGAACTACGATGGAAATGACCCACTAAGCAGCCAAAATTTGAACTAAGGTGAATATTTGCCAGAAAGCAGGCAAAATCCGAGCTAAGGTCAGAATATGCCACTAAGCTGCCAAATCATCAACTAAGGACGGAAACCCGGACTAAGCTGCCGTATTTGTCACTAAGGTGGGAATGTGCAGATAATCTGGAAGAATTGGCACTGAAATGTGCAAATAACAGGCAAAATCTGCGGATAATTTGGAAGAATTCTGCTTAAATGTTGAAGAATACAGGATAATATGACTAAGCAAGGAAATACCGAACTAAGGTGGGAAATCCCAGCTAAGCCGCCAAATTTGGCACTAAGCTGGGAAGAGCAACCGAAACGTGGTCTAACACCGGGCAACATACCACGTTGAAAACAACGTAAAAATTTTTTAAAAGTCTGCATACTTTGCGTAGATTTGCGTTATTGACCTGTGATATAGTTAAGGTGGAAAAAAACGAAAATACAGACAGCCCGCGGGAGAGCGTATCTTCCGTGGGCTTTTTCTATGCCCGGAAACGTGCCGATGTTGCCAACAAGCTGGGCATAAGCAGGCATGACATCGGACGAGCTGGCACGTTGCAAATAACATGGGCGGATTACGGCACAACATCGGACAACATCGTATGTTGCAAACCACGTGCCTGTATCCGGAGACAACATCAGCCAACATTTCACGTTGAAAACAACAAGGATTCTGGTGGCTGACAGACAGCATTTATAGCGGAAATATGTTACAGAATCTTAGATTCATAGGGGCTGAAAGAGGAATACTGGACTCGTTATTAGTCAACGTGGGGAATGTTACCGGCAACATCTGTAGTTATAAAACAACATCGGTCAACGTAGCACGTTGAAAACAACGTGCCGAAATTTACCTGAACATCAGGCAACATGGCACGTTGTATTTAACGTGGCCCGAAACAGGCATAACATTAGGAAATATTGTATGTTGAAAACGACATACCGAAATTTGCCTGAACATCGGGCAACATTGGATGTTAAAAACAACATGGCGGAGTTCGGTACAACATCGCATAACGTGCCACGTTGTAAACAACATTCGGAGGTGACGCCTATGCCAAGGAAACCCAAAAGACCGTGCAGTTACCCTGGTTGCCCGAACCTGACTGAGGAACGTTACTGTGAAGAGCATAAAAAGTTAGCGAACCAGCAGTACGACCGATACAGCCGCGACAAGGCGGCAAGGAAACTGTACGCCAGCAGTGAGTGGAAACGGATACGCGCCCGGTTCCTTGCAGCGCATCCGCTGTGCGAACAGTGCCGGAAGGAAGGCAGGCTGACCAAAGCGACAGAGGTTCATCACATTCTGCCGCTGCGACGCGGCGGGACGCATGACGAGTCGAACCTTATGCCTCTGTGCAAGTCATGCCACTCCCGCATCAGCGTCAGGGACGGCGATCGGTTTGCGCCTCAACCGTTAAGGCAGGAATGAACACGGGGCCTTACCCCGGGTATGGGCCAGTCGATTTAAACGCGCCCAGGGGGGCGTAAAATCTCTGTGAGGCCTGTTCGCTACACCGGGCGGGGGGTCGCGTACACAAAAACGCGGATTCAAACAGGGTAATAGAACCCGGGACAGGAGTTGATGGAATTTGGCGAAGGACGGAACGAACCGTGGCGGAGCCCGGCCGGGGGCCGGGGCAAAGAAAAAGCCGCTGGCGGATAAGCTCATGGAGGGCAATCCGGGCAAGCGGAACATCACGGTCATAAATTTTGAGAACGCCGCCGAACTGGAAGGCCAGGAAATGCCCAGACCATCCGAGATGCTAAGTGCGGTGCAAAAGGACGGAAAACCGCTGCAGGCGGCGGAAATATATAAGAAAGCGTGGGAGTGGCTCCATGAAAGGGGCTGCTCCTCTTTAATTTCACCGCAGCTTTTAGAAATGTATTCCATGAGTTATGCCAGGTGGATGCAGTGCGAGGAAATGGTGACGGAATTCGGCCACCTTGCGAAGCATCCCACTACGGGCAAGGCGCAGAGAAGTCCATTCGTGGCCATGGGGGAGGACTACAAATCCCAGGCGAACCGGATCTGGATGGAGATATTCCAAATCGTGAAAGAGAACTGCGCCAGCGAGTACGCTGGTGAAAGTCCTCAGGATGACCTGATGGAAAAACTACTCATGGCGAGGAAGGGGCGAATGGGATGAACCTGTATGAACTGTTACGGGAACTGAAGCTGTGCAGGCGGTTCCTGACGCCGCAACAGTACCGGACGCTGAAAGGCCAGGCCGTCCATGGGGATGTGGCCGGTGCCGAAAAAGGGTTGCAGCGGTTGCTGCATAAAGAACAAAGTGAGGTACATACATGGCACAGCAGATGCAACAGGTGCCAATAGGGACGATACATCCGTATGGGAACAATCCCAGGGACAACACCAAATCGGTGGACAAGGTGGCGGAGAGCATCCGGGAGTTCGGTTTCCTCCAGCCTATCGTCTGTGACGACCACGGCATCATCCTTGCCGGCCACACGCGCTACCGGGCGGCAAAGAAGCTGGGGCTTCCGACCGTCCCGGTCATCTACGCAAGGAATCTGACACCGGAACAGGCGAAGGCGTACCGGCTGGCAGACAACAAAGCCGGGGAAGATTCCCTGTGGCTGAACGACCTGTTGGCGGCAGAGATGGATGACATCAGTCTTGATATGACCCAATTCGGCTTCGAAGATCCAAATGAATATACGAAACGGGAAAGCTGGAAAGTTTCCGCAAAGCTGTGCGACATGAAACAGCATATAGTGACGCGGGAAAAGGCCGGCTTTTTTTATACCACGTTTTTCGCGACGGGGAAGAAGGGGAGACCGCTGGAAGAGATCAAGGCTGACCCGAATGCGGTGAGGCCGTTCGCCTTCAACCTGGCGGACTACCTGGAACGCAGCCTGGGTGACAACCTTGCCCGGAACCGCTGGTGCATCTGTACCACGCCCAGAAGACGGCACCAGACGGGTTTCCATTTCGCTACCGAGATTTGCAAGTTGGCGGAAGAGAAACTGGGTATCCCGTTCTATGAGGATGTGGTTTTAACAAAGAACCGGAGCCGCATCGAGCCGGAGTTCGTCTTGAACCGCGACCCCGTGGAACCGAACGTCATCCTGTTCGATGACATCATCACGACGGGCATCACTATCCGGGAGACGCGGCAACTTTTGCTCGAGAAAGGCCACACGGTGCTTGTTGTGGTGGCCATACGGAACCAGTGACACAGAAAGTATACTTGAAAACTGACTTGCTATTTACCGGATAGTACGGGAATATGTGTCTGACCCGGAAAAGGAGGGCATGCACATGACTACTACATTATTTGGTAAACAGGCCAGGATCATCGTGGCGGGAGGACGGGATTTTAACAATTACATTCTCCTGTCGCAAACCCTGGACGCGGTTCTGAAAAAATACACATTTTCCGAAGTACAAATCGTATCGGGATGCTGCCACGGGGCGGATGCCCTGGGCGAGCAGTACGCAACGGCGCATGGGATTCCTGTAAAGCGGTTCCCGGCTGACTGGTTGGCATACGGGAAGGCCGCGGGGCCTATCCGCAACCGGAAGATGGCGGAATACGCCGCGGAAGGTGACGGGATGCTCGTTGCATTCTGGGACGGGAAAAGCAGGGGAACGGCATCGATGATCCGGCTTGCGGAAAAGTACGGATTGCGAATTAAAACGATTACATATTAGTCGGCGGGTGACCACTCCTGCCGAGAAGGAGGCAGGATGGAAATCATCACAAAAAAGCTGGACGAGCTTATTCCGGCGGACTATAACCCCAGGAAGGATTTGCAGCCGGGTGACCCGGAGTATGAAAAGCTGAAACGCAGTATCCAGGAATTCGGATACGTGGAGCCGGTAATCTGGAACAAGCAGACCGGGAACATCGTTGGAGGCCACCAGCGCTGGAAAGTGTTGCGCGACTTGGGCATCACAGAACTGGACTGTGTAGTGGTCGACTTTGACCCCGAAAAAGAAAAGGCGCTCAACATCGCACTGAACAAAATTTCCGGTGAATGGGACAAGGGAAAATTGCAGGCTGTGATTTACGATTTGCAGGCTGCCGATTTCGATGTGAGCCTCACCGGCTTTGAAGCGGCAGAACTGGATGACCTGTTTAAAGACGACATAAAAAATGGAGTCAAGGATGATGATTTTGATGTTGACGCTGAACTGAAGAAACCCTGCATGACCCGGCGTGGCGACCTGTGGAAAATAGGCCGGCACCGGCTGTACTGCGGGGACAGTACGGATGAGAAGACTTACGATTTGCTGATGGGAGGAACCCGGGCGAACCTGGTGGTGACCGACCCGCCGTACAACGTCAATTACGAAGGCAGCGCCGGGAAAATCAAAAATGACAACATGGCCAACGATGATTTTTATCAGTTCCTGTTGGCGGCTTTTACCAACATGGAACAGGTGATGACGGACAACGCCAGCATCTATGTGTTCCATGCAGATACAGAAGGACTCAACTTCCGCAAAGCTTTTAGCGATGCGGGTTTTTATTTGTCCGGAACATGCATCTGGAAGAAGCAAAGCCTTGTTTTGGGCCGGTCTCCGTATCAGTGGCAACATGAACCCATCCTGTTCGGGTGGAAGAAAATCGGCAAACATGAATGGTACACAGGACGGAAGGAATCTACAATCTGGGAATTTGACAAGCCGAAGAAGAACGCAGATCATCCGACCATGAAGCCGGTGCCGCTTTTGGCATACCCGATTATGAATTCGAGCATGTCCAACTGCGTAGTTCTGGACCCGTTCGGCGGGAGCGGCTCGACGCTTATTGCTTGTGAGCAGACCGACCGGATTTGCTACACCATAGAGCTGGACGAAAAATTCTGCGATGTAATAGTGAAACGCTACATCGAACAGGTGGGTAGTTCCGAAAATGTAGAAGTCGTCCGGGATGGCGTGACCTACCGGTATGATGAAGTGGAGGTTAAGGATGGGAACACTGACGCTGGGGAGTCTGTTTGACGGGAGTGGTGGCTTTCCGCTGGGTGGAATCCTGGCGGGAATCAAACCCGTGTGGCAAAGTGAAATTGAACCTTTCCCGATACGGGTTACAACCAAACGGCTGCCGTTCGTCAAGCATTACGGAGAGGTAAATACA